AGTGTGTCTGGGTGAACTTCTTCCGCCATGTAGATAGACATGGCGAGAAGCGATTCACGCAACTCTTCTGTCGTGTATGTCTTCATTACTTGTCTCCTTCTGCTAGGTATTCAGCGTGTTTCAGGTAGTCCATCAGCACATCTTTCCCGTAGATGTCGAGCCAGTTGAGGAACAGATACAGATGGGTCAACTCACGACGAATGTCGTGTTTCAGCAGTCCCGTCCCCGAGAACTGATAGACCGTTGATTCTGCCCTGTTCATCAGTGCGACGAACTCGTCGAGTGTGAACTTCGTTTCCATTACTTGTCTCCCTTGTTTGAGAACTGATAACCGTTTATCAGTTCGTTGTATCTTTCTTTCAGGTCGAGATACATTCTCTCCTGAAACTTGGCATACTTGTTCAGCCACTCCCACTCTTCGCGCGGAATGGACACCATCTCAACAGTCGGACTCGCTGAACACAGACTCGAAGTCTGCGGTATCTGCGAACACCGTTGCGAATGGATTACTCACTGAGCACCGCCTCTCCACCGAAACCACTCATGTCCAAGTCGTAGTAATCGGTCAGCACATTCTCAGCGAGAACGATTGCGTCGTCCTCATCCTGAGCCTGAACGGAAGTGGTAATCGTTGCGTAGTCACCGATAAAGGTGACGACCCACAACGGATGCTCACTTCCGTAGATGGAGCCAGAGATGCTGTCTCGTTTCTTTCTGCGTTTCATTACTTGTTCTCCTTGTCTAGTTGATACGCCTTGATGAGTAGCAGAAGCCACCCGAGTGAAGTCAATCCCCACAGATACGTCATCACGCAACCGCCTTGATGTTACGCAACGCACGCATCATGCGCTGAGGATTGATGTTGCCGAGACCGAACTTCTCAGCGAAATGAATCGCCAAGTCACGAGTCTCGTAATCGCTCGCTTCACCGTTGTACACGGCGTTGAGTTGCGCCATCAGCGCATCATCACCGTCAGCGAGTATTGCCATCTGCTGAATGTTCATGTTCATGTTGTTGTTTCCTTTGTTGTGTGTTGTGTGTATTTCGGGCTGAACAGCCCCCGATACGAAGTTGTCGTTACAACAACTTCGCATCAAGCGTCGTTCAGGCGCGCACATTACCGTAAGTGCCGATAATGTCGGAAACATTCACGGTGGCGAAACCGCCAACGGGAAAGTACCGCATGATTTCGCAGGTGTTGTCGTCGATGTATCCCATGAACTGAGCGTTCAGGTATCCACCAGCGTCAGCACAGTGCGAGCAACCGCAACAAGCGACGGTGACTTGGTCACCCAACTCGTAACGGTCTTTCTTCACCAACTCCATGTCTGTTCTCCTTGTGTATGTGTAGTTCGGCTACACGCCGTGTTCCCGTAGAAACAGTTGAGCACACACGCAACCTAATGGAATACATGTGTGCTCTCAGCAACTACGGAAGTCGCTGTGACGAGTTGTCGTTACAACAACTCAGCCCAAGAGAAGAGCGATGAACTTCTTCTCGTTACCGCGCGCCTGACGGAAAGCCGAAACGGCTTTCTTCGTGCGAACAGTCTTCGGTGCGTTGGCAGGCAGACGTGCGCCCTTGACCGGCTCACGCTCTTCCACCTTGCGACCATCGGTGTACGCCGTGTAGACGCTCTTGTAAGTGTCCGTCATGCGAACCACGAACTCTTCGTAGGTCTCGCTCTTCTTGCGCTTCTCCGCAACAGTGACTGCCTTGCTCACAGCACCCTTGTCGATGAAGATTTCCTTCTTCGCAAGAGCAGCGATGAGTTCGCTCGCCTTGTAGTCGCCGTAGACGACAGGCTTGACGAGCGACAGCAACTTGCCGAGCGCAGAGTTCTCGGACGCAACAATTTCTTGTGCGAACTTCACCTGCTCTTTCGTCAGTTTCACTGCCTTGACGGTGTTCTTCTTCTTCTTCTTCATTGTTGTGTTTCTTTCTGTGTGTGTTGTGGACTATCGGTTGAGTAGTCCCCGATACGAAGTTGTCGTTACAACAACTTCGTACCAAGCATCACTCAACGCAACGGCAGATGCGCAATCGCATCACGCCACTTAGTCGCACGCTGATACGCACTGTGATAGCACGCACGCTCACGATGCGTAAGCGCACGGTCATGGTCACGAACCCACGCATCGGTCATGTCTTCGTAAGCGCACGAACAGTAGCGCACGAAAGCGTGCTCTTCTGTCGTCGCCAACAGTTCCTCTATCGTCATAGCCTTGCTACCTCCTCAGGTATTGAGCCAGCAGTGCGTTGTTGCCCTGCTCGTTCTCAACCTATTGGTGTGGTCGTTGGAGACAGTTGCGTGTTTCGTGCGTATTCGTGCGTTTCGTGTGCGCAGACACGCAGGCATGGGGGGCAGGGTGGGGTGCCGCCGCCAGATTCAAATGGATGGTTCCCGTGCGTGGGAAATTGGGTTGCGTTTTATAGGCTTATGTGACGCTGGTCACAGCGTTTAGGAGCCTTTTACCCACTTACGGTTCTTAGGTTGAGCGGTTTTAGATGGGGACCACTTGACTTTGTCCGCCCAGTACGCCGCCGACATGGGTCCCTTCGAAATGTTCTTGCGGTGGCGTGATTTGAACGCCTCACGCTGTCCTGCGGTCTGATTGGTTCGTACCCCTTGCTGTCCGAAACGGATGGTTTTGACCTGTCCGCCTGAGCGGGCTACGACAATGTGGGATTTGGTTGGGTGTCCGGGGGTGCGCTTGGGTTTGTTGTAGCCTGATACGCCTGCACGTGCGAGGCGCGGGTCTTTACTTGCCACGGCGCTTGACCTTGCCGTACTCACGAATCTGCTCTTTACGCGACTCACGCTTCTCATGAGACGCACCCTCAGAAGACTTACGCTTCCTGCTCATTTCAGCCTCACTCATCGCAATAGCAACAGCCTGCTTACGCTTCGTAACCTTGCCACCCGACGACGACCTAAGGGTCCCCTTCTTGTACTCCCGCATCACTTTCCCTACTTTGGCTTTGTTAGGCATAACTTCCCTTTCTCCGATTGGCTCTGTCTACGCCTTAGCACCACACCCTTACGGGTGATGGTGCGTCTAGCACTTTCTGGTGCCCCCCCTATAATCCCCCCCAACCACTACATCTGTGGTCACACAACCACTCTCCGTGGTCAATAGTAGCGCACGGGAACTTGGGTAGATGGAAGAAGTAACGCTTACTGCACCCCAACAGCGGTATGTGGATTGGTTGTGCACTGCTCCTTCGGAGCGGGTCCCAGCGACCAAGAAGGCGATGGCTGAAGAGTTGGGCGTGGACATAACCACTCTGCGTCGCTGGGAGAAGCGTGCTGCGTTCAAGGATGTTTGGTCCAAGCAAGTGGACGAGGTGCAGGGTTCGCCTGAGCGTACGCAGCGTCTGTTGGACACTTTGTACGCCAAGGCGTTGGAGGGTGATACGAAGTCGGCTCAGTTGTATTTGCAGGCTACGAACCGTATGGCTCCGCCTACGGTTGAGGTGAAGAGCGAGAAGCGAGTGGCTGAGTTGTCTGACCGGGATTTGGATGAGTTGATTGCTGCTATGGCTGTTCGTGAACGTGATACGAGATTGAGAGTTGTGTGATGGCTACTACGAATGACGCAATGTATGAAGAGTTGAAGGTTCTCTATCCGACGCTTTCTACGCTCGGTGACATGCTTTATCAGTATTGGGTAGATAACGGTCTTCAGTACCGTGGTTCGTTGCAGTACGACTTCTACGGTACTGAGTTGGCGAAGTCTGGTGAGACGCAGACATTGTTGACGTGGGGTGACCGCGCGAACCTGTTTTGGTCTGATTCTGACTATCAGGTGTACAACTTGGAGCAGGAGGATGGTAGTGATTTGCTCCTAGAGGATGGAGGGTTCGTTTTGTTGGAGGCTGGTAATGGCTGACCTAAAGATTTCTCAACTGACCGCTTTGACTGCGGCTGGTGCCGCGTCTACTGACGTTGTGCCTGTTGTTGATACAAGTGCAACTACGACGAAGAAGATTTCGTTGGCTGACGTTGCTGAGTTTGTTGCTTCTGCAAGCGTTATTACGAACCTTATTCCGACTGATTCGGATGAGGTTGTCGAGGGTGCAACGAATCTGTATTACACGACTGCTCGTGCGGCGTTGAAAGCGAATGTTGCAAGTCCGACTTTTACGGGTATCCCGGCTGCGCCTACGGCTGCCGTGGACACAAATACGACTCAGGTTGCGACCACTGGTTATGTGGTTGGTCAGGGTTATTTGAAGTCGGCTACGGCTGCTACGACCTATGTTGCCAACAGTCTTGTGGATGCTAAGGGTGATTTGATTGTTGCCACTGCGGACAATACGGTCACTCGTTTGGCTGTGGGTGGTACAAATAACCATGTTTTGATGGTTGATTCAGCCACAGCAACTGGTGTGAAATGGGCTGCGGTCCCTGCTCCTACGATTACGTGGGAAGATGACCAGCCAATTCTGTCCAATGCGGTTTTCTCATAACAGGTAGCGTCAGGTACAAGGAGTAGACATGGCTACATTCAGCAAAGTTCATCTCAGCGGTTCGACTGGTGGGCGCCTCATCAAGGTTGCGTCTACCACTCAGGGTTCTGGTACGACAATTCACGCAACTGGCACTTCGTCGTCAACGATTGACGAAGTGTGGCTGTATGCGGTAAACTCGGACACGGTAGACCGCAAACTTACGATTGAGTTTGGTGGTACCACTTCGCCTGACGATTCAATTGAGTTCACTGTCAAAGCAGAAAACGGTTTGTATCTGATGGTTCCGGGTTTGATTCTTTCTGGTACTGGTTCTGCTGCGCGAACCGTTACGGCGTTTTGTGCTACGGCTAACGTCGTACTCATTGGTGGCTACGTCAACCGAATCGCATAGGGAGTGGGCTGATGCCCAATTTCAGCAAAAATAGAGTCGGTCAACAAATTGGCAAGACGCTTGCCTACCGTTCCCGTCGTTCTGATTCTGGGCAGGTTCAAAGTGTTTGGCAGGGTGTTTCTGCTCCAAGTTCGCTTGCTGTAGAGTGGCTTCTTGTTGCTGGTGGCGGCGGTGGTGGAGGAGGCGACACAGGCACAAACAACCTTGGTGGTGGAGGTGGCGGTGCTGGTGGTTTCAGGACGGGGACAACTACTGCTGCTTTGACTTCGTACACAGTAACTGTGGGTGGTGGCGGTTCTGCTTCTGGTGCTGGTTACTCTGGTAATGCTGGTGGTCAAAGCGTGTTTGGAAGTGAAACCGCATCGGGTGGTGGTGGAGGCGGACTCTACGGAAACGGTGGCGGTTCTGGTGGCTCTGGCGGCGGCGGCGGTGGCGGTGGAGCAGGTGGCGGTAATGGAACTTCTGGTCAAGGCAATAACGGTGGAAGCAGCGCAGGTGGCGGTGGCGGTGCGTCTGCTGCTGGTGCCAACAATAGCGGTGCTGGTGGTAATGGTTCGTCCAACTCTTACACCGGGTCGTCGGTAACTTACTCTGGCGGTGGTGGTGGCGGAGGTGTTGGTAGCGGTGCTGGTGGTGGTGCTGGCGGTTCTGGCGGTGGTGGTAACGGTGCAACTGGCGGTTATCAAAACCATGGTTCGGGTGGAACAAACACTGGTGGCGGCGGTGGTGGTGGAACTACGACATACGGCGGCGCAGGTCAGGGCGGTTCTGGAATAGTTGTTATCCGTTATTTGACCGCGAATGCAGAATTGCTGAATGTCACTGGTGGCACCAAAACCACATCTGGTTCTTACACAATTCACAGTTTTACTTCGTCTGGAACATTTACAGTGGCGGTGGCATGATGGCTCACTTTGCTCTTGTGGAAAACGGTGTTGTGACGAATGTAATTGTCGTTGCAGACAGTGATTGCGGTGGCGAGGATTTTCCCAAAAGTGAACCGATTGGTCAAGCATTTATTGCGAGCATCGGTCTTTCTGGCGAATGGAAACAAACTTCGTACAACACGTACAAAGAAAACGGTGAATCAAAACATAAAACTGGTGGAGTTCCCTTTCGTGGAAAATACGCCGGCATTGGTGATACCTATGACCCCATCAAAGATGAATTCATAAACGGAGAGGTATCACAATGAAATTGTCAAAAAAACAGCAAGCGGCGTTACTGTCGTACGCGCGAGCCGCACTTGCGGCGGTTGCAGCAGTAGTCGCCACAGGCAACTTCAACGCAGAAGATTTGCTGAAAGCAGCGGTCATTGCGGTTCTTCCGCCAGTGTTGCGTTGGGCTAATCCGAAGGATAAGGCTTTCGGTCGAGGTAGCACCAAGAGGCGATAAATGGATTTGGGAGACCTTCTCAATGAGAAGGAGTGGCGCAAATGCAAGGTTGCTGACGACGCATCAATAGATGATGCGCTAGCAGCATTCGAATATTTCTGCTCTACGTATTGGCACATTCGTCATCCTGAGCGTGGGCGTATCAAGTTTGTGTTGCGTGAAGCACAGTTGGAGACTGCGCGCAACTGGATGGAGCATCGCTACACGATTGTGCTGAAAGCACGACAGATTGGGTTTTCTACTCTTGCGGCTGCGTTTGTGTTTTGGGAGACGTTTTTTTGGTCTGACAGGTTTGTGGTCATGTTGTCTCGTACGGAGCGTGAGGCTTCGAAGTTGTTGCAGAAGACGAAGTATGGGTACAAGATGTTGCCGCAGTGGATGAAG